ACTAAACCAGCCACCGATTCATCGAAGCCAAACAACACACAACAAAAAAATACAGTTTCTCCAGAAGCACCAGAAGGAATGGAATTTGATGCTGAAGGTAATTTACAAAAAGCTCCAACAAAACCCACTTCTAGTCCAATTCAGCCGGTTACAAATACTCCAAAATCAGCACCAGTTTCCAATTTAACCAATCAGGTTAATTTTGGTAATATTGAGGCTAAAAATCAGGATATTACACCAACAATGGTCAATAAAACCGTCAACAACGTGACCAAAACTCAACCTAAGAGTGGTTTAAGACCTATTGAGATATCGGTCAGAAATGATGAACCGACATTCATGGGATTGATTGTTGATTCTACTCGGATGATATGAAAAACCCCGCACTAGGCGGGGTAAACTAAAGGCGAAGAAAGGAGCGATTTAGTTTTTAATCGTCAGCCAACTTTGAGAAGTAAGCCATATCATCATCATCTGTTGCTGGTTCCCAAGGTGGGGTATCATCAGCAACTTTCTTAGGTGCAGCCTTAGCTTGTTCAACTGTGGTTCTTGCTCGTGGAGCATCACCATCATCATTCAAACCAAGAACTTTATCCAAACGTGTTTTCAAAGCATCATAAGACTTAAATTCTTTGTCAGCAACCAACTCTGAAAGAGAATGTTGTGACTTCCAAATCTTTTCAAGTTCTTCATCGTCATCCAACAATGCTGATGGTGACATAAATTCAGACTTATCATAGTTCTGATAACCTGCAACCTTAGTAATCTTCAACTTGAAGTTAGCACCTTTCCAGAAATCAAATGGATTGATTGGTGTTTCATCTTCAAACTGAGGATTCATTGCTTCAGTAATCTTCTCAAAAATCTTAGCACCGAACTTGAACAATTTAACTTGTCCTTCATTCTCTGGATGCTTAGGATCAGATACGATGTAAATGTTAGCGATGTAAGATAGTTTACGTTTTTGTTTACGAACAATGTCTTTGTTCGCTTCAATACCAGAGTTCCACAATTTGTTGTTGTGTTCGCATACTGGACATTGTTGGTTTTTGGTTGTCAAACATTTGTCAATTAACCAACCACCAGGACCTTGGAAGCCATGTTCGAAAATCTTAGCCCAAGGAAGACCGTCATCACCATCTACTGCTGCTGCGGGTAGAAAGCGAATAGTAGCCATGCCGTTGCCGGCTTTGTCCACTTCTGGTCGCCAAAAATTTTCTTTATCGGATTTGCCTTCTGTTGATGCGTTGAGCTCTGCTACTTTAGATTTCAACTTGTCCAGATTGCCTGAACTTTTCTTTAGGCTTGAAAAATCAATACTCATAATTACCTTCTTTCTTATTAAACGGAATATTAACGGAATATAAACGGATTGTCCACATGATACATTATATAATATTATTTAGGCGCCGTCAAGCAGAAACTTTAACTGTGCCAAGGTATCTGGAACATTTCTGTGCAAGATTGCCAGACCACCTGCTTCACGCCAATCATTAATGATACTTTCGGTATCGTCAATGATTATTGTGTCACTTCTAGCATATTTTTTCTTATGCTGTTTACCTGGAACGAAATTGCGTTGGAAGTCAATATCGTGTTTTTCCAACCATTCGATTTTTTGTTTAGAGATTGCTTCATATCGTTTCTCACTCGCTGTGGACGATAGAATTTGAGTTGGTGGCAATGCATTACGTAATGCCATAATCAACTGCATAGCGTCAGGCATCATTTCCAATGTTGCAAAGTTGTTGCCAGCAATAAACTCATCAAAAAATTTATCAAACTCTCTGTTGTTTCTCGCTTCAGAAGGATAAATGTTAAACAATTCTTTATAACGTTTTTCAAAATTGGCAATCACACCATCCATGTCCAGATAGATACAACTAATTCTACGCATAGTCTCTCAAACTTTCTTTTAAAATGTTTTTGAATTTTTGTTTATCGTAATGTATAAACGGTGTGTATTTTTCAATTTTTCTTTTGTATGTTGGCCAAACAACATCGTCTGTTATTTTTTTAGACCACATCGGTAAGAAATTCATAATATCATTCAATATACAAACCGTTTCGATACTTACATTACCATAAGTCATTTCTTTCAACAATAATGGATATTGTCCATCTTCAACCATCAACATTTCATTTGGTGATTGTGTTGCGTTAAGTAGTCCTATTATATCTTGTTCAAAACGGTAAGTCAAGCTCTGGTTTCTTTTTTGCCATTTCTTGTAATTTTCTTCACCGTCATTACCAGATATATCGCCTACCCAATTCACATTAGTTTCCAAAAAGTTGGCAATATAAAAAGACTTCAAATCATCTATGTTATACTTACGTGATAGTTTGTAAAAGGAATACTTTGCTTTATTGTTTGCAAAGTTGTCCTTTGATACGTTGGTCTTTCCGTTATAACGAAAAAAATCGTAAGAATCAGAAGTAAAATGAAGTTTAATGCTTTGATAGAGGGCATATGCTTCGAATCCTGTTGTTTCTGTCACACTACAAATCCTTGATTAAAATTATTTTTTTATTTTCACCTGTTGGTTTAACAAATAATTCTTTCAGTTCTTCACCTGTGTGCCATTTCATAGAAGATGATTTGTGTGCAGGTAGTCCAGCAGTTTCACCGATTTGTTTCCAATTATCGGCTAGATATACTGCACCATTTTTACCTGCACCTACAAAGGTAATTATACACTTAAGTTCATTACCATATTTTTCTTTCCATGCATCTGGTGCTTTTTGTCTAAGTTGTTTTAATACTTGTGTGCCAGCATTTTTGATTCTTTTACTGAAACAGAAACGCCAGTTATTGGCAATACTATTGAAAGCTACTTTGTATTCTTGCTTAGACATTCCAAGATGCCTTAATATATCTTTTGGTGGTGGATACACAGAAGAACCTAATCCAATCATACCAATACATTCAGGTAGAATCATATCTTCCTCTTGGTAATATATCAACCAATCTATTCTCCTACCAACGGATGAGTTTGTCGGCACATATGAATGATTGTTTTCAATGATGTTTTTCACCAGTTCTTTTTGTTCTGGTGTTTTGACCTGTGTCAATTCAATCATATTGGCAATTTAGAACTTTTCTTTAATAGATTTAAGTCTTGTGCTTCCTCTCTAATCTTGGCCTTTAAGGCACTTGATACTAGAGAAGATGCAACATCTAGTTCCATACCAGTTTCTTCACAATGATAAATGATTGCTTCCATGTGAGAACATTCCAGTTCTGCACTTTTTTTACCAATCATTTCACTAAATTCATTAATCTCTGTTTTTGTCGGCACGTTCAAGCTTTCGTATAAAAAATATGGTTTCCAATTGTTCTCACAGGTCGAATGTTTGACCAACCTGGATGAACATATGTTGCATGGTAAAACATTGCACGTGCCTTGGCAAGCTCTCTGTGTAATACGGATTCTCTGATTGCTCTTTTGGCAATATACAAACATTCTTCCCAAGCATATTGGTTTCTTACTGGACCAACTTTTTCACAAGTCCATGTAAATTGGCATGTTTGACCGGTCTTTTGGTAAACAACACCACAAAAATCTTTTGGAAATGGTCCGCCATGATTTGCACGATTGATTGTAACCTGTGCTACGGCCAATTTTCCTTCATGTGGTTCCATTGCAGCCTCATAGTAAATGTTTTTGGCCATGCAAAGGATTTGTTGATTTATATCAGCACTAACTTGCT